CCCGGACGCTGCTTCCACGGCGGGACCGGCATGGCGACGGCGTCCTCGGCTCGCATCAGGTCTCGTCCCGCTCCCCGGGCAGGTCGAGCGCGGCGCGCACGAAGCAGTCCTTGGCCTCCAGCAGCTTCCGCAGCCCGGTCGTCAGCTCGGGCCCGTCGGGGAGGTCGCGGATCATCAGGCTGGCCAGGTGCTCGCAGCGCGCGGAGACCTCCCGCAGCCCCTCGGTCGGGAGGTGCTGGTAGGCGAAGTACCGGGCGATGTGCACGGTGGCCAAGTGGCGGCCTTCCAGGTCGATCACGGCGGCGGCCCCGGTGGCTTGCGGCCGTGGAGGCCGCCGGCCTGCTGCCAGCCCGCCAGCCCGGCCGACCACACCCAGGCGACTACGATCCAGCCGCCCGCCAGCGCCCGGGCGGCCAGCCAGCCGACCACGAACGGCACCACGAAGATCAGCGACAGCAGCACCTCGCGGGGCTGGAGCTGCCGCGCCTGGGTGTCGATCCGCTCGACCAGCTGCGCCCAGCTCTGTGCGGTCATCGGCTATCCCTCACTCGGTGATCTCGCTGTCCTTGGGCCGCTGCGCCCATTCGACCGCCACCAGCAGGAACCGCTCGATCCGGGCCCGCTCATGTTGGAGCGCGTCGGCGGCCTCCTCGTGGCGGCCCTGCCAGTAGGCGGCCCGCTCAGCCGCGGTCTTGAACTCGGGCATGACGGTCCTCTCGGATACGCTGCGGGGATGGACGCGCTGCTGTGCCCGCTGTGCGCGGGGCCGCTCGACCCCGCCACCGGGGGATGCATCGAGCAGCGTGAGTTCTGGCAGGCGCTTGGGCGGCGCATGCGCGCGGCGCTGGACCTTGCCGAGGCCGAGCAGGCGGCCCTCGCCGGCCGGCCACTCCCGTTCTGGCCCACGCCTACGCCATCAGCGAACCGTCCAGCAGCAACGGGCCGGGATCGGCGGCCAACCACCGCTCGATCGCGTTGATCGTCGCGGAGATCCCGTCGATCTTCTCGACGCTGGTCTTCTTGCTCGGCTTGATGTTGCCGCTGGAGTCCTCGTCGACGCGGACGTTGTCGGCCATCCACCGCAGCACCGGGTGGCCGCCGTGGTTGAGGTCACCGGCGGCGACGAGGACCTCGAGCTTCTTGGACGGCCGGTTCAGCGTCGCGATGCCCTGCGGCACCCGGATCGTGGTCAGGCCCTTGTCCTCCAGCCGTAGCACCAGCGAGGTCGCGTTCCACGGGTCGTAGCCGACCTCGCGGATCCGGAAGCGGCTGGCATCCAGGTCGATCTGCGCCTCGATCGCGTCCTCGTCGACCAGGTCCCCGTCGGTGATCGACAGCAACCCCTGCCGCGCCCAGGCCTCCAGCTGCGGGCCGATGTCCTTGCGGCGCTCCACCGCCGCCCGGGGCACCCACATCCGCGACAGCACGACCCGCTGCTCCGGGAACCAGAGCTGCCAGGCGGTGAAGTCGGTCGTCGAAGCCAGGTCGATCCCCGCGAAGCAGTCCTGCCCGGCGAGGTCCTCCTCCACGACCAGGCCGCCGCAGCGGTCCCAGCGGGCCATGTCGAACCAGCGGCCCTCGGCCTTGGTCCGGATCCCCAGGTGCAGCCGCTGGAACGTCGGGAGGTAGCTCGGGATCGCCTTCGCGCGGGCGGCCTGCGCCTGCAGGTAGTCCCGCTTCACCGTCACATCGATGCCCGGGTTGGCGCGCTCCCAGGTCCGCTCGTCGAAGGGGTCGTCGTCCCGCTCGGCGGCGAACACCACCCCATAGAACGTCGGGTCGCGGACCAGGCCCTTGGCGAGCTGCTCGAGGTAGCCGCGCTTCTCGGCGTAGATCGAGGTCTGGTTGCCGTCGTCGGCGGTGGTGATGAAGATCACCAGCGGCTGCTCACGGGACCCGGTGCCGGTTTCCAGCACGTCGATCAGGTCGCGGGTCTTGTGGATGTGGACCTCGTCGATGACCGCGCCGTGGACGTTGGCGCCGTGCTTCAGTTCCCCACCCGAGCTCAGGACCTTGAACGTCGACCCGGTCTTCGGGTAGACGATCGACCGCTTGAACGCATGGACCCGCTGCCGCAGCGCGCTGGACCCCAGCGCCATCGCCTTGGCCGGGTCGAACACATACCCGGCCTGGTCGCGGTCGCCGGCGGCGGCGTACACCTCCGCGCCCGCCTCCCGGTCGGCGCCAAGCAGGTACAGCCCACACGCCGACGCCCGGGTCGACTTGCCCTGCTTGCGGGGCATCTCCCACCAGGCCGTCCGCACGATCCGCCGGCCGTCGGGATGCTTCCACCCGAACACCGGGCCCAGCAGGTGGGCGACCTCCCAGTCGGCCGGGTCGTAGCGGACCCCCGCCCACTTCCCCTTGGTGTGCTTGAGCGTCCGGAAGAACCGAACGACCCGGTCGACGGCGGCCTGGTCGAACCACGCCCCCGGGACATCCTCAGGTGGCGGGGTCTGCCAGAGCGGCCTTGCCTCAGTCGTAGAGGTCATCGTCGGCGTCGCCCTCGGGCGCGCCGGCCGCGAGCCGACCACGGCTGGAGGGGCCGAGACCGAGCTCGCCGACATGGAAGCGGAGCTGGCCGCGGTACTGGTTGGCCAGGATCGCGTGCGGGTTGCGGCGCAGCTCGACCCGGAGCCGCTCGCCGTCCTTGTCGAGCTGCCACACCTCGACCAGCAGCCCCTGGGTAGACAGCGCCCGCTCGCACTGCACCAGCCGCGCCCAGCACACGGCGTAGTCGGTCAGGACCAGCGCGTCGACCTGCGCCAGCAGCCCAAGAGCATCCAGGACCGGGACGACGCGGCGCCACTCGGTGCGGGCGTCGCGGCGCGCCTGGAGGACCTGCTCGTCGCCGCCGCGCAGCACCCGCGCCCAGTCCGGCTCGCGCGGCGCGATCGGTGGTGGCTTCGGCGCATCAGGGATCGGCCGCTTGCCCGGGTTGCCCTCGACGACCTTCAGCTGGGGCGGCTTCGGCTTGCGGCCGGAGCGGCTGTTGCCGGCTACCGGGACCACCTCCACCCGTACGACGATGGACACCCGCCGCCGCGGCGTGAGGCCCGAGCCACCGGGCTCCGGAGGGTTTTCCGATTTTCCGCGGCGGCGTGCGGATGCCTAGGCGGCGGTCTGTGCAGCGGCGACGGGATCGTGATCCGCAAGGGGCTATCCCCGTGCTCACGACACGTGTCGATTCCAGCCGCCTGGCTGCCGGCGCGCAGTCTGGGTCCGGTCGCAGGACCCGCACAGGCCGCGACCGTGCCGCAGGTCGTTGGGGTCCAGGCCGCGGCGTTCAAGCTCGTGCCGGTCCAACGGCCAGTGGTCGGCCACCGTCGAGGGTGCCTGGTGGCAGAGAGTGCACACTGGGTCGCGGTCCAGCACCTGCGCGCGGAACCGGACGCGGTGCTCCTGGTCGTAACCACGGGCTGCGGCTGAGGGGCGCGGCGCTGGCTGGTGGGCTGGGCAGCGTGACTGCTCGGGCCGGGTTGGGATGAAGGTGACCCGGCAGGTGGCGCAGGCCCGATGGCGAGGGCGCGTTGGCACCTATCCGCTGTCGTTGCGGCGGCGGCGTAGGGGTGGCAGGGCGGGGATGCCGGCGCCGATGGCCAGGTGCAGCGCGACGCCGAGGTGCCCGGCGATGACGAGGTCGAAGCCGAGCGGGGCGCGCTGGAAGAAGGCGATGAAGTAGGCCAGCGCCGCGAGCACAGCGAACATCAGCCCTCCAGCAAGGTCGGGAATGACGAAGGCCCGCCTCTGTGGGCGGGCCCGGGCATACGTGTTTTCGCTGCGGGCGAGTGTGACGGATGCCCGTGGACTCCGCAACCCTGGTGTGTTCGGCTGGGTCGGGCTACGCAGGTTGCGGGGTTTCATCCCGAAGCGGAGGCGTCGTAGACTGCGCGATCTGTGCCTTCTGCACCGATACATCGCGGCGGGGTAGGGGGCAGGTGTTTGGCGAGGCCTCTCGATGGCGGGCGAGCAGGCGCGGCGGAGCTGGCCGCGGCCGGCCAGCTCGCTTGGGGGAGGCGAAAGCATGCGGCATCACGCGCACCGTGCCGACGGGCAGCCGGTCAGCCTGGAGCGGGCCCGGTCGAGGCGGCAACGCCTGGACCGGCTGGCCGCGGTGGTGGAGCGGGTCGTCGGGGTGCAGGCGGGACTGGTGGAGGCGGTCGACCGGCTGGAACGCCGCACCGGTCCTGAGGATCGGCGGGTGCAGCCTGAGCCGGCCATGACCGCGTCGCCGGCGGCGCAGCGACGGCCGTTGCGGCGTGGGGTGCGGCTGGCGATCCAGATCCTCGGGGTGCTGCTGGCCGGCCTGGCGGTCGCGGTGGTGTTCAGCGCCGGGCCGGGACTGCACCCTGGGATGGGGATGCCGCCGGCGTTGGCGGACCCGACCACGACCCGGGAGATCCTCAAGGCGCCGACCACGACGACCGGGCGGGCCGGCGGCGGGTCGGGCGGATCGCCGACGTCGACCGGCGGTGCCCGG